AACGATCTTGAGCTTTTCTTGTTTGGCGTTGGAGAAGAAGCGGAGCTTGAGGAAGCAAAAAACGACTGAAGCAGGACAGCTGGCTCAACTTTGAGTTTTTTCTGGCCTGCGAGCTTGGCATGACGGTGAGCAAGCTTCGCACAGAGTTGTCTGATGCGGAGCTTGTTCATTTTGCTGCGTACTATCAGCTGAAGGGCGAAGAGGAGAAGAAAGCAATGGATCGCGCCAAGGCAAGGCGGCGGTAAGATTAGAACATTGCTTAGGTAGCCGTGGCAGTATCCAATGTCGAGCTGATCGTCTCAGCTGCTAAGGCTGTCAATCCGTTGCGAAAGGTTCAGAACGAGACGTTAAAGGTTATTAAGTCATTTACAAAAAGCGGAAAAGCCGCACGCGAAGTTGAGCTTCGTTTTGAAGCCATGGGGCGAAAAGGGGTTAGAAATCTCAAGAATTTAGAGGCAAGTGCGGGCCGTCTTGGCAAGCGGATGCGAACAGTTGGTACTGCCGTCAAAGTTGCAGGCGTTGCTTTTACAGCTTATAAAGCAATACAAACTGGACTTAATAGGATTGAGTCTGAGCGCAGGTTGAAACTTGTAGCTCAAGGATATGGTGAGGTTGCATTGCTGCAATCAGCAGCAGCAGCTGCCGCAAGCAAATTTAAGATAGGTCAGACAGAAGCGAATCAGGCATTAGCAAATGCTTTTGGACGATTAAGACCATTAGGTGTAAGCCTTGGCGACATCACGTCTACTTTTAACGGGTTCCGAACGGCAGCAATGCTTGGAGGAGCAACAGCGCAAGAAAGCTCTGCGGCGTTCACTCAGCTTTCCCAAGCACTTGGGTCAGGCGCTTTGCGTGGTGATGAGTTTAGGAGTATTGCAGAGCAAGCACCTTTAGTGTTAAAAGCGATTAGCGATGAAACGGGTATTGCGGCAGGTCAGCTAAAAGAATACGCTTCGCAAGGGCTGTTAACTAGCGAAATCGTAATAAAAGCCTTGAAAAGGATTGAGAAAGAAGGGGCAGAAAGTTTAAAGCAGGCAATGGATGGCCCTGCGGCTTCAATTAGAGATTTTCAGAATGCAGTTGAAGATGTTGCTTCTGCCGCAACCGAGACAATTGTCCCTCAACTATCTACGGCTTTTGTTGATCTTGCCCAAATAATAAGAGATCTAGAAGAGCCTATTAGGTTTATTGGTGGATTGATTGGCGGCTTGGTCGAAGGAATTGCGAAGGTCACCAAGCGCATGCGTCGCGGAGGCGCTGCAGTGGCTCAAGCGGAGGTTCTTGCTGCCGATGCAACAAGACGCCAGTTGCCTGGAGTCGGGGCAAATGAGGCTAAATTTCTAAAGCTTTACAAAAAAGAGTTAGACAGAAGGCTGGCGAAAATTGACGGGCAGGTATTTGGACAGCTTCCGCCATCGGCGGCAAACCTCCCAGGGGAAGGCACTGCAACAGGCACAACACCTATCACGCTAAATCAAAACAAATCAACTCGCACCAGCAAAGCTAGAGTTGACGCAACAGCAAAGTTAGTCGCGTTACATGAAAAACTAACTTTCAGTATTGACACGATTAACGACAAAGAACGTTTAATACTTGAGCACCAAATTGCTCAGCAGGAAATAAGAGAACGAGGTTTGCTACCGAACGAAGAACGAATTGCGTTCCTTGAGGCAGAGCAAAGCCACATGGAAAGCATTATTGCTCTTGAAGAAAGACAGACTAAGGAGCAAGGAAAAAGAGCCAAGAAAACAAGGGACGCCTTTGACAAGGCGATGAAAGACGAAGCCGACAGAGCGCAAAAACAAAAGGAAGCTGACCCTGGCTTCCAAATGCAAAAGCAATTTGAAGAACTGATTAAACTTGAAAATCAAGTTGCAGCAGGAGCAACTGCTATTGGGAACGCATTCAGTAATGCTTTTGTTGGCGTTATCTCTGGAGCTAAATCAGCGCAGGAAGGCTTGGCTGAAATGATGCAATCGGTGGCCAAGCATTTCCTTGATATGGCCGCAAAGATTATCGCTCAGCAGATTGCGATGATCTTGTACGGCACGATCATGAAGGCGCTGGGCGTCTCAATGGGCGGTAGTGGGGGTGGATTCAACCCAAGTGCCCCAAGCATCACGGGTAACTCACTGGGTGATTTTGGCGGCGGAAGCTTTGCTGGTTTTGCCGAAGGTGGTTACGTCACCGGCCCAACCAACGCTGTAGTCGGAGAAGGTGGCGAACCCGAATACATCATCCCAGAATCCAAGATGCGTGAAAGCATGGGACGTTATTCCAGGGGATCACGCGGCGGCTCTGTCATCCCAGCAGAAGGCGGCGGTGCCGCTGGAGCGGAAGGCGGTGTTGCTGTTGCCGCGCCAATCGATGTTCGCTATACCGTGGAACGGATCAACTCAGTGGATTACGTGACCGCAGATCAGTTTCAAAGCGGAATGCGTCAAGCTGCCGAGCAAGGTGCATCGCAGGGCGAACAGCGAACATTCAGAAGGCTAAAGATGAGTTCATCAGCCCGTAGAGGAATTGGTATCTAATGGAATTTTCAATTGGCCATCTTTTGAACTTTGGGCCTAGGGGTGATCTTCGCTTTTGGTTTCAAAACTTTTCGATTGGTAATGATGTGAGCTATAGCGGAAACAGCTACGGCTTTCTGCCTTTTTCCTTTAGCGGTTCTGTCGTTTCGCTGAAAGGTGACAACATTGATGCCGCGTTGAATTTTCCAGTAACGGTTCTTTCTCAAAGCTGGGCAGAAGAGGCCTTGGAAGACCAGTGGGTTGCGAGTGTAGATGTAGTTTTATTTACACCTGGATCGGCCACAGTTGAAAGAGTTTTGTACTCTTACGTGGGCGTTTTCTCTGCCGGTGGATGGGGCGACACAGCTTTGCAGGTCAGTCTTAATACTGTTTTAGATGCTGTGGGTTCGGAAGTCCCTGGTAGAAGGCTGCATCGGGCTTTGGTTGGCAAGATTCCGTTTACGGCTCAGGTGAATGTGTAGCCATCTGATCGGTCGTCCGTACTGCTACGGCGACAGTGATTGCATCCACCTGGTGATGGAAGCGTTGGACTGTATGGGGATTGAAAATCCTGGCGTCAAGAGCAGCTGGTATCAAGCAGGCTGGCGAGAAATCCTGAGAGATTTTGACCGCTACTGCAATAGAGTTGACTTCCCGAAGTATGATGGTGACATCGTAGTGCTGTCGGATAAGTCGCCGACTTTTGGAGTTGTATGGCAGCACGGGATTCTTTTTATCAATCAAGCAACAAAAGCGGTGGACTGGAAGCCAGCGGCACAAGTTACGATCCGCCGCTCTTACCGTACGAAAAAGAGCTAATTCAAGCTATTGATTGTTCAGAAGAAGAGTATAAAAAGTTTGTACGTCATGCCACGATTAGATCTGCTGTACGTCCGGCAGAGTATGCCCATGTTCCTGATATAAGGAACGATGCCACGACAATTGCAATTATTAGTCTTGTCCTTGGTGTTTTAAGTACAGCTGCAAGTATTCTGCTTGCACCTAAGCCTCCAGACTTTGCAAGGAAGCGCAAACAAGTCAGTACACAAAACCTTCCTGATCAGGTAGGGCCATCACGGTTTAATCAAACATCTTCTTTTGATAGTGTTGCGGCGTTATCTGAATATGGGGATGTCATTCCAGTCCCGTTTGGCAAACCTGATACAGGTGCTGATGGTGAGATTACTGGTGGTCTTGTCTTAGCACCATCTTTGTTATGGTCGCGTTTATTTTCGTTTGGAACGTATCAGGTTTATAAGGCAATTTATGTTGCGGGGCAGTACGGAGTTTCCTTGCCAAGCATTCGCGGCGTTTGGCTTGGCACCAACAGCATTAACACTTTAGGCAAAAGAGATTATGCGTTGTATTGGAGCTCTGGTGAAGGGACCAACCGAGTAACACGTTCAGACCTGTTTGCGGGAAGTGATGGCGCCCCTGGAACGGGGAACCCGGATCAAGCTGACGATCCTTTCCTGTGTCCAACGGCTTTAGGCGAATTTGATCAAGGCTTCTCGATGGCCTACACGCCATCAACCAACTCACAATTTGGTGCCTTTAGTGCTATTCACAACGGAAGTAGTTACCGCTTCAACTGGGAAATTTTAAGTGCTCCTTTTGAGACTTTTAAGGATAACGATAAAGCTAGGGAGACCTATAAGCTCCAGCGGACACGCATGAATGGAAGGGAGGGAGACATCATTAATCTTGGGCAGCCAGGCTTGGGACGGGCTTATGGCAGGCAGATGGGCCTTGTTGCTCACAATGGCGTGCAATATGAGGACAAAACGCGAGTAACTGTTGCTGTAGGCGATACAGTTGTCTTTCGCATTAACGACGACAATGAAAGCATAAAAGAGCGGGCAAAAGCAGACAATCTAGACAAAGCAGGGTTATCTTTAGACGACTTGATCTCTAGCGCAAATTCCTGGCGTGAAAGAGCAGACGGCTTGCTAACAGTTGGGTCTCGTTGGATTATTGGGTCAACCGTCTGGGTTCTTGTGGGACGCCCAAGCAGGGTTTATGCACCTGGCAACGGGACGATGGACTTTACGCTTGAATGTGTTGCTTTATTGGGTGTTAAAGAGATTGGCATTGCTGGAAACCGTGCAGCTACAGAAGCCTTAGGAGGTTACGAAGGCAAGACCTTTAATCCAAACAAGCACTGCGGAGCAGCGTTTTTTAATATCTGCTCTTACCAAAACGCGACCATCAGAAACATTCGTCAAGCTGACGTTGTAGAGATTGGGATTAGATCGCAAGTATTTAACAGAGCGTCTGGATTGTGCAATTTTAACGCGGTTCCTACTCCAGCAGTTTTGTTCGAGAAAGACAAAGACAATATCCGATTCAATAATCCTCGCATGACGAAATACTTTGCGCGGACATCTTGTTTCTCGATTTGGGTGAGACCGATCAATGATTTTGACCCTGTTGATGGTGACGCTCCTACCGACAAGAGCTGGTCGCGACTTCCTCAGCTGTTCTGTATCACTGGCAGGTCACCTATTGAGCAGTACAACTTCATTCGTTTACGCCCGAGGATTCAAGGCAGGTATGAATATCGTTTTATCCCTCGCACTGGTAGTGATGTTGCTATCTACTCGGATAGGAATAGAACCGTTTGGCAGCTGAATGCACAAACCGGAGCTTATATTGGCGAAGATTTTGAAACTGCTCATGGAGCGTTTCGAGTTACTTTTGTCGGAAACGTTATTCCGATTGAGCAAATCATTGCTAATGACGAGCTTTTAAGTGCGCCAGCAGGCAGCGCCACCTTAAATCAAGACCTTCAGCCGACTCAAGTAGCAAACACCCAAATCAATACAGATAGCGGCACGACCAACATGGCGATTCAAGCTTGGTGCTTTGAAGTCCTTGGATCTCCTGCTTCTGTCCCTGGTCAAACAATTGCCACAAACATCAGCCTTTCTAGAGACGGCGGCGCAAAAACAATGGAGCTGAGGGTATTTGCTACTTCAAGGAACCAGTCAGGGGCTTTGTATAGAGACATCACTGGAACGTCGCTTTCCTGGCAATCTGTTGGAGCGCAAGTGCTTTCCTCTACTGGCAGCTACGTTTTAGGCGATTTTATTGGCTATGAGGTTAGCCTTCCATTTAACAACGTATTTAGGTCAGAGCACGGGTACAAAGGAGTTTCTCTTCGCTTCACTGTTACAGAATTGGGGGTGGTCACTGGCCAAGGCCCTAATCCATCAAACGAGCAGCGCCAGTTTGAAGAGGCAAGCCAGGTATCTGACTTGAGTCACTATTTGGAGCTAGAAAAATCAAACGAAAGAGGCCCTGAACATACGATTGTTTATGTTAATGAATTGAGTCAGAACGAAACTTTAGCTGATTACGAGGATCTTTCTGTTGTTGGCTTAAGCATACGCAGCGGTCGAAATACAACTTCAATTGCTCAATTGCGGCTTTATACGCCGGAAGGCATCAAAGTGACAAAGCTGAATGACTCAAACGCGCTTGGAGCAAGCAACTTATTCAGTGATCTTGTTTTTTATCTTCTAAGGAATGAATCTCAAGGGTTAGGCAAAAGCGTTCCAGAAGACATTATCGACACTTCTTCCCTTGTCAGTACGGGCAGCTTTTTCAAAGCCAATCATATTTTTTACGATGGCGTTCTAGATTCGCCTACCAATATTCGGTCATTCCTGAGCGATACTGCACCGCTGCTGCTGTGTAATTTTGTTGTTAAGAATGGAAAGTTTGGTTTGCAGCCTGCTTTGCCTACGGACGGATCGGGCAATATCTCAACTGGTGCAATCTCAGTCGATCAAATTTTTACAGCAGGTAACATTATTGATGGATCGTTTCAGCTGAACTTCATTGATGCAGATCAGCGTCAGAACTTCAAGGCAGTAGTTCGTTATCGGTTACAGGCTCCTTACGACTTGACGCAAGAGCGATCAGTCTTTGTCGAGTGGGCTGATTTGCCTAAGAGCTCTCCAACGATAGGGCAAGAAGAATATGATTTAACGCCTTTCTGTACGAATAGAGAGCAGGCGCTGAAGACAGCGAGGTTCTTGATGAGCTTGCGCCGATATGTCGACCACACGATCACGTTCCAGACCAGCCCAGACGGTTTAGGGATTGGTCCTGGCTCTTATATCCGTGTCTATCTGCAATCTTTGGCTTACAGCAGTGCCTCGAATGGCGTAATTAATGCAGAGGGCGGGATCACTTCTGTAAATCCGCTAGCTGATGGTGATTACGCTGTTTTTGCGTATAGGGCCGGAGATGATGCCCCAGTGTCTAGGACACTGACAATATTTGCTGGAGCAACGACGCAAAGCGAGCTATTCAACTCTATTTACAGCTTGGAGCAAGCCGAGCTGACTTCCAGGATTTATCAAGTGGAGCAGGTAAGCTTGAATGAAGACAGCATTTGTGAAATCTCCGCCACCGTGGTTCCTACTACTAACGCTGAAGCCAGTCAGATTGCAGTTGACGTCGTCACTGCGGCTAATTTTACGGTTCTTGAGTAATGGCTTTTCCCACCCTTGTGCCTACAAGCCGAAGCTTTGAGCCGGGCAACTATCCGGTGAAAACCTATAACGCGCAAGACGGCACAGAGATCAGAATTGCCTACGGCAACCGCCGCACCAATGCAAAGCTTTCCCTGTCCTTCGACAATGTGACCGATTCACAGGCAGAAGGCTTCCTGACGCATTTTGACGCAGTGCTGGGAACTCTTAACACGTTTAATATCCCGAGCGAAACAAAAAGCGGTTGGACCGGAACATCTTCAGCGATTGACGCTCCAACAGACGCTGAGTGGCGGTACGAGCAACCTCCTCAAATTCTTTCAGTGCGCCCTGGAACGAGCAGCGTTACAGTGAGTCTGCTTGGAGTCATTTAATGGCCAAGGTTTACACAGGTAGAGATGGCGTTTTACAGCTGTCTGGAACGACCCTTGCCAAGGTTGTAAGCTTCAGCCTGCAATCGGACTTGGAAACGCTTGAGACCACGACCTTAGGAGAAAGCCTTCGCAGCTATAGCCCTGGCGTTTTGGGTTATTCCGGCAGTGCGTCTTTGCTGTATTACAAAGACGACAGTAATGCGATTAACACGACAAATCTGCTGAACAAGCTGATAAAAACAGGCACTGATGGCGTCAGCTCTAGCGATACTGTTGAGCTAACTCTCCGTTGGGTTGATGGAGCGGACAACAATGATGTCAAACTAACCGCATACATAACAAGCGCGGTAATGGGGGCTGTCACTGGTGAGATCGTAAGCGTCAGCATTTCGTTTGTTGGTACGGGTGCGCTGGCTACTGCAACGATCTCATGACTGTGTATCTCGGTACGTTTGGGCAGGTAGAACTAGAACGTCAGTTTGGCGGAAGCGAGCTGAGCTCTGTCATTAACACTAGTGACGTAAACGTTTCGGCTAAAAGATTTAGTTTTGACTTTGAGCACGGTCAGCTATTGACTGGTGATCAAATTGAAATTCTTAGCACTGACGATAGCGCCCTTGATTTTATTTCTGGGTATTCGGCAAGCGGTGTCAAGAAGTTTATTTATGTTGACGATTTAGGCGGCATCCGTCTGTATGACACTTTTGCCCATGCTGTTAATGGTGGATCGGCAAATGCGACTGCGCTTGCTGCACCTGGCAACAACATTCCAATTAAGGTCTTTGTTGAGAATGCCTCCTTTCGCTTGCTCGCTCAGTGCAATGGGTTTGAGCTGAACACGGAAAGGGAAACGGTAGACACAACAACGCTTTCTGATGAGTTCAGGAGTCGGGTTAATAGCCTGATGTCTGGTTCTGGCCGGATGTCTGGCTTTTGGGAGTACACAGGCGACACTTCAAACGAGTTGCCTCATTATTTGCTTGAGCTTTCGTTACGCACACGAGTGGGGAGCCAGTTCAAGGGTCGTTTTTACCTAAAGACGAACACCTATAACCCAAGCGGCGTTGCGGATCGTTCTGACGATCAGATCTGGTACGAGTTCACGGGAGTGTTGACGGCCTGCGCTGTGCAGTTCACCCCATCGTCTGTCGTTGAAATAACGGCTGATTTCATTACGACTGGTCCGATTGAGATCAGGATGGAAGTTGAGCCAGTCAATAAGGTCTTGCAGGAGGATGCAGATGACATACTCTTGGATCAGGATGCGGCAGCTAAACTGCTGTTAGAAACTGACCAGTGACCCGAGGGGAATTAACCGCCAATGGCTGACCTAAAGATTTCTCAGCTAGCAGCCTTGGCAGGTGCCAATCTTGCTACTGCTGATGAGCTGGCAATTGTTGACAGCAGCGCCAGTGAGACCAAAAGAATCACGGTCACGGACTTGGTGGGGAATGCCACCACGTTGATTGCTGACGCTACTATTCCTGGCGCAAAGATTGTTTTTGCCGCAGGCGGTATTGCTGGAGCGTCTATTGCTGATGCTGGGATTAGCACTGCAAAGGTAGCTGACGACGCGATTACAGCAGCAAAGCTAGGGAACGAATCAACTGTTGATCTAGTTACGACGCTGCCCGGCGCTGGTGTTTTTACGGGCCAAATAGCATTAGATACAGATGATGACAAAATCTATATTTGGAACGGGTCAGAGTGGAGGTCCGTCAAGGGCGCTGGCTCCATCAACGTTATTAATGGCAGCACTACTGGCGTTATCAACATTGTTAGAAGCGTAAGTGGCGACACTGTAAGTATCAGCGCAACACTTGATGCAACGACAGGAGCGGCTGAGTTTCTTGCCGGTCCTACAGGATCCGGTGGAGCAGCTGGTTATCGAGCGATTGCCGCTGGTGACATGCCAACTGCAACATCTAGTGCAAAAGGAGCGGTCCAGGTCAACGGGTCAGGCTTGGCGCTTACTGGTGACACCATCAAGATTGATAACACCGTCACGGCAGAAACATCAACCCATAACGTCGTTAAATATGACGCAAATGGCCTAGTCACTGCTGGTCGAGCAATTACTGCTGGCGACATGCCTGCGGCTACTGCAAGCGCTAAAGGTGCAATGTTCCCTGGAACAGGCTTAACGGTAAGCGTTCTTGGAGAGCTTGATCACACTAACAGTGTTACTGGAGCGACTGCGGCAAAAATCACTTTTGACGCTCAAGGGCACGTTACTTCTGGAACAACGCTTGTCGCCTCTGACATTCCAGACATCGGGGCAGCAAAGCTAACAAGCGGAACGATTGATATTGCACGAATAGCCGCTAGCTCGGTCACAGGCGTAAAGCTTGCAAATCGTTCTACGGCATTATTTGGAGAGTCAACGCCAACAGCTGAATTTATCGGACAGCTACATTTTAACTCGATCTCCCGGGACATATTCATCTGGGATGGCAACGTTTGGCAGCCGATTGGTATTAGCGTCGGTGAAATTGTTCTTGCTGGTACTTATAACGCAGCCACAAACAAGGTTGCTACTGTCACTGCAGAAGGTACAGCTCAAGGTTTTGTTGTTGGTAATGCGTTACCGGCAGCAGCAGCGGCAAACAGTGGTTACTACCTGATTGTTAGCGAAGCTGGTACGGGCACTGCTCCTGCGCCAACTGTTTCGTTAAATCCGCCTGACTTTCTCCTGTCAAACGGAACAACTTATACCGAGATCGATGTTTCAGACACGGTTACATCACAGACGGCTATAAACGTTGCTTTTACCGCAGCTGGAAACATTTCTGCGACCAACGTTCAGGCGGCAATTGAAGAGCTTGATACTGAAAAGATCGGGGCAGCTAGTCCAACATTCACAGGCAACGTTACGGTTGGCACTGGTGGAACGCTGATTCTTGAGGGCGCTACAGCAAACGCATTTGAAACTACGCTAACGGTTACCGATCCAACGGCTGATCGAACGATTACGTTTCCAGACGTGACTGGCACTGCCGTTACTACTGGGGATACTGGAACGGTTACAAATACGATGCTTGCCGGAAGCATTGCCTATACAAAGCTTGCTGCGTTGACTGGCGGGAACATTGTTGTTGGCAACGGCAGCAACGTCGCAACAAGCGTTGCAATGTCTGGTGACATCACCATTACCAATGCTGGCGTTACAGCAATTGGATCAGGCGTTGTCGTCAACGCTGACATCAGCGGGAGTGCAGAGATTGCGGTTAGCAAGCTTGCGAATGGAACCGCTCGCCAACTTCTTCAGACCGACTCTGGAGGATCTGGTGTTGAGTTCACCAGCAATGTCGATATTCCTGGAACGCTTGATGTTACAGGAGCGGCAACACTTGATTCAACGCTTGTCATTACTGGTCAGACAACACTTGCAGAGATCAAAGAGGGCACTTCTACGCTGACAGGGACTGCGCTTAACCCTGCAAGCGGATCAGTTCAGATCAAAACTCTTGGAGGCAATACAACGTTTACAGATTCATTGGAATCTGGCCAATCGCTTGTTTTGCATCTTATTAACGGTGCTAGTCACACAGTGACGTGGCCAACAATTACTTGGGCAACAGGATCAGGGAATGCCGCTCCAACACTGACCGCTAATGACGTTCTGGTGTTTTGGAAGCTTTCGACTACGCTCTATGGAGCATATGTAGGGAGCGCAGCCTGATGTTAGGTAAACGACTGATTCAGGCGGCTGCGGGCTCTGCTGGAGCTGGAGGATATAGCGGCGCCTTGGCTATTGCTTCTGAATTTTCTCCTACCATCTTTGCTTATCCTTGGACTTCAGGTTCAGGCTTTGGCACAAAGTATTCAAATCCTTCGACAATACCGTCAAGCGGCAGATCCAATTCAGTTGCGTTCAGTCCTAATAGTTCGGCTGTGGCTATAGCAGGTAGTGCCAGTCCTTATGTCCATGCTTGGGCTTGGTCTGGTTCAGGGTTTGGCAGTAAGTATTCAAATCCTTCGACCCTACCCGCATCTGGGGGCAGGGGAGTGGCATTTAGCCCTGACGGTTCGGCCCTAGGCGTAACGCATCAACAGCAAGCGCGGATGTCTATTTATGCCTGGTCTGGTTCAGGTTTTGGCAGTAAATATTCAAATCCTTCGAGTCAGATAACTTCCGCACCGAGATTTATAACATGGACATCTACTGGCAATGCTGTAGCTGTAGGTCATAGTGGTTCTCCTTACCTTAGTGTTTGGGCTTGGTCTGGTTCAGGTTTTGGCAGTAAGTTTGCAAACCCTTCAAGCTTGCCACCTGCTGGGGGATGGGGAGTTGCATTTAATCCTGATGATTCGGCCATAGCAGTTGGCGTTGACGGCAGTCCTTGGGTCAACGTTTATGCTTGGTCAGGTTCAGGGTTTGGCAGTAAATATTCAGATCCTTCAACAACGCCCGCAAATCAAGGGTATGGCGTAACATTTAGCCCTGATGGCACAGTCTTGGCTGTATCCCACAGTGGATCTCCTTACGTCTCTACTTATCCCTGGTCAGGTTCAGGTTTTGGTACTAAATACTCTGATCCTTCGACTTTACCGACAGGCACAGGAAAGGCAATTCGTTTTACTCCTGACGGCGCAGATATAGCTATCGCTCACAATGTAGATCCTTGCATCAGTACCTATGCTTGGTCCTCAGGTTTTGGCGCTAGATATTCAGATCCTTCAACAACGCCCACACAAAGTGGGTCTAGCGGTGAAGCCTACGACTGTGCGTTTAGCCCTGCTTGATACTATTGTAATTACATGAACAAACTTCAAACGCTCCAATCAGCTCTTGAGCCCCGCAACAATGAGATTCTGGATTACCAGATCAACATCGACAATTACACTCGCGCCATTGATAAAATTAACGCTGAGTACGCAGATAATCCTGCCATGATTGAGTTTCGTGATCGTTTAGCCGATATGCTCATATCTGGCCAAACCGAACAACTTAAATCAATCATTATTCGTGATGTTATCGCGGATCAAATCACTGAATTGGAGGCACTCTGATGTTTTACGCCAAGCTCGACAAAGACGGCAACCTGGAACGGTATCCGTACACGCTTACAGATTTGCGCCTTAGCAACCCGGGGACAAGTTTCTCTCGAACAATTTCAGACGAAACGGCAGCAAGCTTTAGCTGTGTTCCTGTGACGCAAGTCACTCCACCTACTGACGACCACACCAAGAATTATGAGCGTTCAGCGCGTAACAACGGTGGGACATGGCAAGAGCAATGGATTGAAAGCAGCGCAACGACTGATCAAGTTGCAGAGCGAACCACTGCTAAATCCAATGATGTTCGTGAAGAGCGAAACAGAAAGCTTACTGAATGTGACTGGACCATCCTGACCGACAGTCCTTTGACGACCAGTAAGAAAACTGCTTGGAAAACATATCGTCAAGCTTTGCGTGACATAACGTCTGGCGACAACTTCCCGCATAGCATCACATGGCCATCACAGCCTTAGCCGGTCTCGGGGTTTTCTACCTGATCGGCTTTTGTTTTCTAGCAATTAATCCTCGTGAAAATGGACCGACCTGACCCAATGATTCCTGGCAAGCCTGGAGCGGAAGACGTTCCAGTGATGCGGAACAAGCAAGCTTGGATTGAAGCCTTGTATAAGTACGAAGGCCGCGACGATAAGGATCATCCAATGCATGGTCTTTATACAGGGCTAATGAACAAGCACTGCAGCACGATGAGCATCGATGGCTAAACCCAGCGGCTCATCTGAGGTTGATTTTATTAAAGGCAAGCCAAAGAAAACCCGGCAGGGTAATGGGAAGCATTCCAAACCGTCCCACGGGAGGAAGCTACCTAGGGGTCAGGGCAAGTAAACTCTGAGTGGTTTTGCTTAGTTTCATGATCAAATCTTTATCTTGCGCTGCGGCTGCTTTTGCTTTTGGAGCGTCTGCTGCTGTCGCCGGTCCTTATGTAAACGTTGAAGCCAATGCTGGCTGGTCTGGCACTGATTATTCAGGCAGTGTGACTGACATGCACTTGGGTTTTGAGCACAGCGAAGGCCCTTACAGCGTCTACGTGCAGGGGGGACCAGCCGTGGTCCAACCGGATGGTGGCGACTCTGACATGGAGTTTTCAGGCAAGCTCGGCGGATCTGTTGCTGCTAGCGATGCTTTCAGCTTCTACACCGAAATCTCTGGCATCACTGGTGATGACAACAACAGCTACGGCGGC